ATAGCACCGTTAGTGAATGATGTTGCACCGGTACCACCGTCAGCAACTACAACAGCAGCAGTAAGACCTGAAACTGTACCACCAGTGATGTTGGTAATCAAGTCAGCACGTGTGGTGTTAGCATAAACAACAACGTTTGATGTTGGGTCTACGTTTAAGTTCTTGAATAGATAGAACTTACCTGCGTTAGCACCGCCGCCTGAACCTTCACGAATAAGACCGTGATAAGCAACAGCAGAACCCGTATTTGATGAACCGTAGAAACCAATGTCTAATACATCACCAGAAATGTTGTTATTAGCAAGTTTAATTAATGAGTCGTTGGTTTGTACAGTAGTTGTATTAACAATTACTTGAGTACCAGAAACGTTCAAGTTACCAGTAACAGTAAGGTCGCCGGTAATACCTTGGTTACCTGTTGTACGAATAACAGTATTGTCAACGTCAAAAATAACTGCATTGTTACTTGCAATAACGTTAGATGTTAAACCGTCACGGCCATAGAAAGTTACTGTATCTGTTAATAGAGAAAGCGCATCTGTACCTGTATCGCCAGCAATGTTAAGAGTGGTTGCAATTGCTACGTTAGCAGCAGAAGTAACACGACCTTTTGCGTCAACTGCAAAAGTAGGAATCTGTGTCGCACCACCATATGTACCAGCAGCAACACCTGAATTTGATAGTGTTAATGGAACGTTTGCGTTTGCAGAACCGTCAACTGAAACTTGACCAGTTGCATCACCAGAAACACCAATTAGTCTTGCAGTCTGCCAAGTGGTTGCAGTTGTCGAGTTACCGATGTGAGCACCAGTAAAGAAGTTTGCAGTAACACCGTTGAAAGCCGCATTGCCTTGTGCATCACGTTTAACTACCGTATTTACAGTAGACGATGCGGTTGCAGCATCAATAATGTCAACATAATATTTACCGCCGATTGTTAGAACGGTGCCGGTATTATTACCGATGAAAAGTTTATCTGACGTAAACGAATACGCTGGTTCAGCTACGTTTAGCGTAGTTGGCGTAGACGTTACGGTAGAATACTTTAGTTGAATAACTGTATTTGCCATTTTATAGCCCTTTTATTATTATAATTATTTCTTATTTATTTAGAATTTACCACCTTGAATCCTCTCAACATTAACGTCTGCTAAGTTGATTGGAGAAGCTTGGTATTTCTGAGTAGTAGAATTGTAAATAAATGTATATCCATTTTCTACACCAGCCGTTTCAATGTCTGAAATTGTCGATGTGGAAACCGACACTTCAGGTTTGAAATTGGGATCCGATACAGTAGTTGGAACGGTCTTTTTGACTGATACTGAACCAATCTGACGACCAGGTGTAACAACTACATTAATGCCAGCCATTATCGTGTAACTCCAGCAAGAACGTTAACGATACCTTCAACAACACGGCTGCGCTTTGCTGTTGGGTCTGTTATTACTACGTCAAACATATATCTACCTGGAGAAACGTTTGCTGTGTTTGCGGAAGTCATTGTAACTTCAATTTCACCAGCCGCTCGGTTGGTAAAGTTGACGGTGAATGTTTCCACAGAAGAAGAATAATACGACTTTCTCATTTGTGAGGAAGCAGAATAACCAACGAGGTTCATTGAATCTCCTTGGTCATCGGATAGATTTATCTTGGTAGAAAAATCGGTATATTGTTCTATATAGATTTCGGTATAAGCTGCCAAAATGGACTCCCCTTTTTGTATGCCTATTTAGTCAAAACAAGTATTCAAAACCAGCCTATATATTTTATATCATTATGGAGATTTAAAAATGGGAAGATTTTCTTCAAAAAATTCTTTTTCAACGATTGACCTGCCGCTTTGGCCAACAACTTTTACCAAAGAGACTATAGGAATAGAAAGAAATGGTGTAATTATAGAAAACCAAAATACACCTTCTGACTTATTTATGAGATTTATACCCGAATCTTTGGAAGCCATAAAAATAATGAGGTTAAAAGGATACAATGTTGTTATCTTTTTCAATGAACCAGATATTACACAAAACAAAATAACTATAGAAAAAGTAGAACAATCAAATAAAATAATGCTTGATGCTTTTGGTAATCATGGAATACAATCCATTACGGGCTTATTCTATTCAACATCAAATCTAAAAGAAGACCTTTATTCTATGCCAAACAATGGCATGTTAAAAAAGGCCGAAAACGATTTAAGATTGAAATTTAAAGGTGGTTATTTTGTTGGAGATAAACTCCACGACTTGAAAGTGGGAGACTCCGTTCATTGTAAACCCATACTGTTAAAGCAGGGCATGTACAATGAGACTAAAGACAAATTGAATACTTTTGCCAATAGGAAACTTAAAGAAAAGACTAGAGAGTTTTCTAATCTACTTGAATTTGCAAACTCATTAAAATAAGGGGACAAGCCCCTTATTTTTATTTCTTAATCAACAACTTTGAGATTTCTGGCAAGTACAAGTACTTCATTTCCGATTTCTCTAATGTTTCTAAGGCGTCTTTTATCGTTTCAACTAAAGGATCACCTGCTAAGTTGAAAGATGTATTAAACAGAATAGGGACTCCAGAGATTTCTTTAAACTCAGTAATCAATTCATAGTAGTGTTTATTCTGTTCTTTTGTGACAGTTTGAATTCTACATGTGTCATCAACGTGGTTAATGGATGGAATAATATGTTGCTTGTCAGATTGAACGTCAATAGCATACATCATATAAGGCGATTCTTCCATACCAGCCATATCAAACCATTCGTTTGCATGTTCTTTTAGGATTGTTCCGGCAAAAGGCCTAAACCACTCACGACCTTTTACGATATTGACATAATCTTTGCCGTTCGGGTCAGTTGGGTCATAAAGAATAGACCTGTTTCCTAAAGCTCGTGGACCAGCTTCACTACAACCTTGGAAGATAGAAACAATATTTCTTTCTGAAATTAGTTTAGCCACATCTTTTGCGGTTGTTTCTACAACATCAAATTTTTCAGTATCCACATCACTCAAGTAGGTTTCAGGATCATACTTTGGTCCCAAATAAACAGTATCTAAAGGAAACTTATCTGTTGATTTAGTCTCTTGATACCATACAATTTTTGCCAGACCAATAGATGTGCCTCCATCATGTGAAACCGGATCGCAAAAAAGTTGTACGTCAGCAGGCAAATTCTTTCTATAGAAATAGTTTGCTGTACAATTTAAACCATAACCACCAGCAATACAAACATTTTTAATTCCAGTTTTTTCGATAGTTGTTTTAATCAAATCCAAAACAGCCTGTTGGCTTTGTTTTTGCATCTTATAAGCCAAATTTTTAGCAACATCAGGACATTTACTGAAGTCTCTATGCCATTCTTTTGGGTTATCTTTCTGTCTTAGATATGGATTTTTAAATTGGTCTATGATTGAACCAGCAGGAAAATGTGGTCGGAAAACATTCTTATTTCCTCTAGAATTAATAAGAAGTTCTGGAATATTTGGATCTTCTTTTCCATAAGGAGCTAATCCCATTGTTTTGCCGCCTTCGATGTATTCAAATCCAAGGTAATTTGAAACACCTTCATAAGCTTTTACTGTAGGAACAGAATCGTCAAATTCATGCACACCATCACTATATTGAGCAGTAGACTCATTTCCATATCTCTTGAACAACAAAGTGTAATCGTCTGGATATTTACAAACGAAAGCAGTATCAGTTTCCCAACCCATAGCTGTTTGACCATTAGACATAGTATGACTACTAAAACTACCAGAACCATCAATAACGATTACGATAGCTTCATCAAAACCTGAATTGTAGAATGTACATCCAACATGGCCCATGTGATGGTTATCGGATGCTTTAATAATTTTAGCTTTGGGATAATGCTTTCTAACTAAAGCTTCATAAGCATTTTCACCAGTCCATGGCAAACTTCCTAAATTATGTATTGAAACTCCACCAATAACTAAAATATCAATAGGATGTTCTTTCATAATATGCAACATACCCATAAAAGGATTGCCATCATATTTTTCACGGGTCAACCTTTCTTCTTCAATATAGGAAATTAATTTTCCATCCGATACCAATGCAGCAGAACCATTGTGGCCAGGATTAACGGCTAATATATTTAAACTCATCACTTTACCTTCTTTTCAATATCTTTAACAATTTGCATAAAAATTTCATGTATTTCTTCTTCAGAAAATTCCATAAGTTTATCATTATACCTATCCGCCAAATGGCAGTCTAGATTCGTTATTCTAATAGGAGAGTACTTCTTATTTCCTTCTTTTTCAATAATCTGAAAATGCTCCGGATAAGAAGTGTTAACTGGAAAAGTTGAACCAAAAATTACTGTTCCTGGTTTATCAAATGCTCGAGCCATATGTTGGCCAACAGAATCACATCCAACAAAATAATCAGCAGATTCAATAATTGATGCCCAACCTCTCAAATCGGCTTGTACCTTTAAAGTGTAAGTATCTTCATTTACTGCCATTTCTTTATCACCAAAATAAATTAAATTATATTTTACGGATAGTTTTTTAATTAACAGTAAATACGCAGAAACGTCCAATGACCTTGAGGCATCATCAATCAAATGGCCTCTATCTATTTTAGCACCACGACCATATGGTTGAATAACTACGGTAATATTCTTTTTCTGCTGGTTCTTAACATCTTCAATAATATTAGCTGCGTATTTTTCTTCCAGTTTGTTCAAAACCATTCTAGGTGGTCCTAAATCACTATGGTCGGTTGTATTATTGATACAAGCATCAAAAGCTTGCACTAAAGAAATCTGTTGTTTAAAGTAGGCAGGTTCTCTATAAGGTTCTGGAGCTACTATTCTGGAACATCCATAAACAATATTTTCGAAGGTACCCTTATTATCAGGATTAAAAACCCTATCTTGCAATTCTGGAATGCCCCAAAGTAAAGTATCCCAACCATGGACTAAGATTTTAAAATTGTCGTCCGGATTTAATTTGTTATATTTGATTAGTGCGGGTATAGCAGCAATTACTCTGCCGGCACCACCATCAATATGAAAGACTGTATATGTCATAATATTCCTTATTCTTTACCCCACGATACTTTATTCCAAACACGTTCATGTGCCCAAAATAAAATCACTTTTGTTATCACCTCAGTAAATGCTATACTGCTGGCAAGCAACAGTTGACCTGTTATTAACCAAGATATTATAAACGTATCTATAGTTCCTGTCAAGCGCCAACTGACCGCTTTTGCCAAACTTCTTTTATTGGTATCACTCAATTCCCATTTGTTTTCTGATTTTAGTGGCACTTATACTGTGTGTTGCCTCATCAAAAACTTCCTGTTCAATTTTGTATCCAACGTCACGACCATATGTAATGTTTACCACATTTGGTACAACTTGTATTTCAAACTGTCCCTGATATATAGGCTCTAAATCTCGCTTGATAAAATTCTTAACTTGCTCAATGGCAAATGGATTGCTTCCTTGCCAACCTTGGCAGTCTCTAATTTGAATAACCACTTGACCAGTTTTAGCAATAGCACGTTCAAACAACTTACGATGACCTTCATGCCATGGTTGCCAACGGCCTAGCATTTGTACCGTTTCTTTTTGCCAATTGAACACCGGCCTACGTTTGTTTTCTAAAATGTGGTGGCCAATAAACTCAGCCCATTTTTCAGCGTTCTGTTCTGTCACTCTGAAATCATACACATCAGGAGGAACAAATGCTTTATTGGTGTCTTCATATCGACCAGCTTCAATCGTGTCTACCCAAATAACCCAATCAGCTTTGAAGTTATGTCTCATCTCAGGTAATGGTGCAACAAAATCACAGATGACAAAATCACCAGTACTTTTAAATGCAAACTCCGCCATTCGCAAAGACTGACGAATACGTCCTTCTTTACTGAAATCCCAATCATTGAATCGTTTTCTTATTTCATCTGCGTTGAACCAATCAACTTTAGCTTGCCAAGAAAATGGCATCATTTCATGTTCAGCCATTCTGTGCAATGGCATGTTGTGTACGTTTGAGTTAGATTCCAGGTAAGATTTCAGCGCTTTGGCTAAAAAAGTCTTTCCGGCTCCTGGCAATCCCATTACGAGAATTTTTTGCATAATATTCTTTCATTCTATCAGTAAGGTTGATACCACTAAGATTTTCATATTGTTGTTTGTTCAACATAAAACCATATTGTAATACAATTCTAGGTGTGTCTTCACATAAAGGTTTAGTCTCATGTTCATATGAGGAAGCTGAAAATGACCAAGCATCTCCAGCATTTACCTGATAATCAACATTTTCCACTATTGGATTATATTCTTCACCTGTACCTCTATTTAGCATCAAATTAAATCTGTAATTAACATATTCTTTGGTGTTGTAAGGAGGATACGAATCTATATGAAGGTGTATGAATCCGCCTTTTGAAATATTACTGTATAATATTCCAAGCATAGGATCAATTGTAACGTTATTCAATCCTAAAACATCAACGATTTTATTCAAATATAAATTATGTAACTCATTAAAAATAGGAGTATTATCCAATCTTAAAAATTTTCTGAAAGGACCATTAGTATTTTCAATAAAATTATGAAGGTTTTCTTCAACGTCTTTCAAAAAAGAAAGGCAATGTTCTTCCTCAACAAAATTTTTATGAATTTTAAAATCAGACATTAGTATATCCAATCAACAATCAAATGAATTCTTTCCTCATCTGAATTGTTTGTAACATGATGAGTTCTAGTGTTATCAAATTCATACACAAATCCTTCTTTTAGATTGTGTGACTTATCATCCACAATAAAATCAACATTATCATTTGTGATTAGCGGAATGTGTAATCTTCTACATTTTTCCAAATGAGGACCGTGGTCTTGGTGTGGAGGTATTGTACAGTTTGGTTTTAATTTTGCCAACAAAATTCTTCCAATTTCACCAGAATTAAAAAAGTGAGTTTTTAATTTAATGAATAAATCTGAGAAATCTTCTTTAAACAAAAGCATCAATTCTTTATCAACAATTTGTTCTTTTCCATAAATTGGATCTTCTGTGCCTTCTGGCTTACTAAACAGAATTATAGATTCTGTTTTATCATGCTCTACAAAATATTCTTGTCTATCAGTTTGTTTGGACCAATAAGAATCTTCAATAGATAAAACTTTTTCTTTTAATTTTGAGTTATCAATTTCTAAAATTTGATTAACATAAAAACCACTTTCTTTTTCATCCAAAAGTGTATAGCCCCAATAATCCATAGTGTCCATATATTTTTTAAATACGGAATTTAAAAATTCAATTTGATGTTTTTTCAATCTGTTAATTTGTTCTTCATTTTTATTAACAAGAATACTATCATATTTGTTTTTAATTTTATGTTTTTTAGGTAACGTTAAAGAAAAGTCTTCAATATTATATTTTTCTTTAATGTTCTTTTCAACCCATTCTGGCCGGTCACACATATCTTCATATGTGAAACAGAAATTATTACCCATCAAGTAGTTATTTTTTCTTTGAGCTATTAAACAGTCTATGCAATGGTTAGCAATATCTTCTAAAGTAGCTGTAGGATTAGACCTGATAATACTTTCGGCCATAGCATATGGGTTTCTTGCCATTATTAAAAAGGAAAGATTAACAAAAACGTCAAGTAATATATGTGGCCTTAAAATATCAGGAGGACTTTTTTGAAATCTCCATTGAGCATTTGGATTAACTAATTCCCATTTTTCGGTCCACGCAGCTTCAGTTCTTACCCATTGAACGTAATCATCATCTTCAAAATCTCTTGCTTTTTTTGTAAAGATGAAAGATATATTTTCTTCAAAATCTGCTGTTTTTTTCCCAAAAAAATAAGATTCATCTTGTCCTTCATTTTCAAGCGCAGCAATATCTTTTGAATTTTTAAAACATTCATTTATGTAAGAAGATCCACAATTATTTGGACTTAATAAAAATAAATGTTTGGTAATTTTTTCTTCGGTATCGTTCATTTTATCCTCAATATTTAAAAAAACTATAGTAATCAGGAAACATTTTTCTCAAATTAAAATCAAGTTCTTTTGTAAATTCATTTTGTTCATATTGTTTAAAACATATATTTTTGTCAGTAACCTCATGTGATACTGTATGTTTATAGAAGGTATCTATGTGGTAATTTTTAGTGTCCAATAAATCAAAATTGTATTCGTTTTTTACATTTAAAAATTGTGAAATGTTATTTAAACTATCTTCTGTTTGTAGGCATAAATCTTCATATTTTAAAGTCAAAAAATTATCTGTATTATCATTTATAATATCAAAAGTGTAAGGTAATAATTTTAAAGATTGTGATAAAAAAGAATTATTTAAAACGCAACCAATGGCATCTCGTTTAGTTAACCCATCATAACCTTCTCTATAATTGTATTTTTTTGTTGAATGATATATTGATAAAACAATATCCTTTAAATCTCGAGCTACAAAAATATATTTTGTGTCTTTAAACAATTCTTTAATTAAATTAAAATGTATTAAATAATATCTTGATTTAAAAAGGTTTATTTTTTCTTCTTGGCAATTAGCTAAAATTCCACCCTTCACAAAAGTTTCAAATTCTTTTTGTGTTTGTTCTATCGTAGTGGAAGAAGCATCTTGACCGGGCTCAAAAACTTTTTTAAGACCTGAAATATATTCAGGTATATGACAAGTTCTTGTGTCTGTTTTAATTGAAGGATTGGTGCCTAGAAGTTTCTGAAGGTAAGTCGTTCCACTTCTAGGCATTCCTGTGAGTAATGCTATATTTGTTTCAATCATATCATTATAAAATATTAAATCCCTTTAAACGCCAGGATCTCGTTTACGTAACTCAGTTGTACAATCAGTAATAACTTGTTGTTCGTGAGTTATCGCATCTTGATGGTTTTTGATAGACGTTTCAAGATGAGTTACCTTTTCTTCCTTTGTTGAAGCTTCATTAATTGGAGCTTCTGGCCTAAAAGTCACTGGTTGTCCAGCGTTTACTTTTTCCAATTTAGTTGTTAAAATTTCAAGAAAAGCATTATAAGCAGTAATTCTTGATTCAGCTTCTGAAATTTTTCCTTGTAGTTCTTCTTTAGTCATTTTTTTGTCCTTTTTTAATAGTAAACAATAACAAGTCCATTGCCGCCAGTAGCAAGGCAACATCCTGCAGGGTGGGAGCCTGGAGTAACAATGCACGGTGCCTGCCAATGAGCACATCCTGAAGGCAGAGCTGGATTTAAAAATACTCCGCCTCCGCCTCCGCCTACACCGCCTGCGGCACCTGGACCACCAGAACCAGTTACACCAGCTTGGCCGCCTAATGATCCACACACACATTGAAGTAATCGTTGAGTAAAAATAAAGTAGCAGCAAGAATCACCAATGTAACCAGGCATTGAGCCTCCGCAACAAGGTGTACCGTAACATCCGCCGCCAGGACCTGATGCACAACAATAGCAACCACAATATGCTGGATCCGTATTACAAGGTACTGAACAAAACGCACATCCTGAGGGAAGTGTAAAATTGGATGTAGCACATGAGTCACCACCTACAACGTCCCAATCAAAGCCGTAATATGTGGCAGAAGAAACTGGACAACATCCATATCCTCTAGTAAAACCTGCATTTTGGCTCCAATATCTGACACTACAACATTTGCAACATCCGTATCCATAATAATTTCCGGTAGTACACTGGAATATAACACAATTTGTCGATTGAGAGCCGGTACTTAGAGTATCTACAATACCGTTATTAACCGAGTTACCTGGACTTCCGCCACCAATCAATGCTCCAACGGTCACATAACAACAAACATTTGGGGCACTACATGAAATGGCATAACACAAACATTGAGTTTGGCCTGCTGATCCACAACGATTAATGTCACCTCCGGATCCTATTCCATAACAATGACACCAAGGCGTGCCATTTCCACCTAGAAGGCGGCCGCCTGTGGCAGCAACCGTGCCAGCGCCAGAAATGCAAAAACTTGAGTTGGAAGTAGCCGAACCTAAAACGATACAAGCTGAAGATCCTGCAACACCGGTATAAAGTTTTTCTGAGAATCCACCGCCTGGCCCACTTGCAGCACCCAGAACAAAACCACAATTGTAAGCACTACCTGCTGCGTTAATACATGTAAAACAAGCGTTGCCACCGCCGCCAAAAACCATAACCTTCACTTCATTAGAAGTAAAAGGCACGGAGAATGTATAATTTCCAGCAACAAGATATGTTTTCTTGTTTCTATAAACCGCAGCTGTAGCTGTTTTTAAATATCTAGACATTTTTTATTCCTCATATCCTGTTACTGTTATTGCTAAAGTTGGACTTGGTGTTGTGCTTCGTACAAACACTTTTCTTCCAGCTTCCAAAACAAAGCCGCCACGTTCCAAAACTTCATAACCCGAAACCGCAGCAGAAAACTCTATATATTCTGATGTTGTTGGAGTACTTGCTTGTGTTGACAAAGCTATATCAACCCTAATAGTTGACGCACCATAATTTAATGAGTTTACGTTTACTGTAGCAAGTTTTCCAGCAGGGACGGTATAAACTGTCGTCCATGTCGAAGCAACGGTTATATCTGATTGCCCTAAAATTCCTGATGCCATATTTTTCTCCTAGTTACACCAAATTTTCTTTAATTAATTTTAAAACTTTCTTTTTTATTCCATTCGAAGAAAATTTTTTATAAAACCAAGACAAAGGTTTAAACTCTGTCTTAAATCTTTTTAGTCCTGACATTTCTCGGACTAATTGTTCCATTTCTTGTGTGTAATGAAAACGTTTTAAAATTACCTTTTTGTCTGTTAAAAAATTAACATAAGTCAAAACATCATTTTCCGACACACTCACACTTTCAATATCATTTTTAAAGATAAATGGTGTCTCTAAAGGCCTAAACCATTTACCTATATCATACTTTCCAGGAATAATTAAAGTCTTATCAATAAAACCATTCTGGTTAAAAAAAGCACCAGTCTGTTGCATATGTAAAGATTCTTCACAAAAGAACAAAAACGGTGTTTTAAAAGTAAAAAACTTACTTTTAACGTCACGAATAAGAAAATACTTATTCAAAAATTCCTGATTTGCATAAGGAGCATCAAACATAAACTGTCCATTGCTACTTCTAATTGTAAAATCGAAAGGGCTATTTAGGGTAAAAGTTGATTCAATTACATCTTTATATGCTGGGCATTTTGTAAACTGTAAACTTAATCCATTTTCCTTATCTAACTCTTTACTATCCAACTTAATTCTTTTTGGGTCATCAAACCTATATTGTGTTTCTCCACCAACATCAAATCCTGAAAACCCCCAATAAACAATAATCTCATCACTCATATTAAAAACCTTTTTTAACCACTTCCATCACTACGAAAACCTGCGCCAAATAATATTGAACCAATTTTAGGCCCAGCTGAGGCCCAACCACCAGCCTTATATATTTCTAACTTATCGTCTTGAGTATTAAATCGCAAAGTACCAATCTTAGGACTGGCCGAACGCTGAGCAGTGGTTCCCACCGGTAATTCAATACCAGTGTTTCCAGTAAATGATGCTGAATTAGCATTTATGATGTTGCGGTTGTCATCGACAACGACTGTACCGCTTACTTTGATGGCCATCTTCGCTCCCTTTTAGAACTCGGCGTTCTTGTTATTTATAATCTTTTCTAGCTCTAAAACACGAGTGTCCAATTCTTTTACCGCATTTATCAAGAAAGCTATTAAACCTGAGTAATTGACAGTCTTTTGTTCTGTCCCATTTACCAACTCCGGCAATATTTTTTCGAGTTGTTGAGCAATAACACCATATGAATGGTTATCATTTTCTATCCATGCAAATTTAACACCATCAATATTCTTCAATGTTGCAACAGCATCTTCAATATAGATAACATCTTTTTTAAATCTCTCATCAGAAAGAGAGTTGAAATTTGAAGCGTTTAATTGTCCAGATAAAGGATTATAATATAGTTTTGTATTTGAAACAAAAGTTTGTGTTAGAACACCATTATTTGAAAGTGGAACAGTATCGGTAAATAAGATGTATCTTAAATTATTATCAGTATCCACATCATTCGTTAGTAGAGCCAAATTTGAATTATTGGCAATGTAGCCTAAAAACAAATTAGCTGAATTGTATGAACTTTGAATCAGTATTGTTGCTGCGTTAATCGTTGCATTTGCTGATTGAACAACTGCTAATGCGTTAGCTGCAGCACTATTAACGTTTGCAACTGCTACGTTTGAATATGTGTATGCTAGATTGGATGTTGTGAAAGCCGAATTAGCATAAACAAAAGCATTATTTGCATGATTAAACGCAGCATTAGCAGAAGTAAAAGCTGTATTAACAACAGCGTATGCGGCATTAGCAGTATTTGAAGCAGAAGCTGAATAGATAAATGATAAATTTGCAGAAGTATATGAATTATTTGAATATACAAAGGCTAAATTAGCTGTGTTTGCAGCATTGTTAGCAATTATGTAAACTTGATTTGCTACGTTAAAAGAAACGTTAGATTGTGCATATGCTATTGTATTGTATATGTAAAAAGCATTAGCTGTATTAGAAACATTATTTGCAGTTTGATAGACCGTATTAGCAGTAGAAAAAACAGCATTAGAAACGCCCTCAAAGTAATTTGATTTTTCAATCAAAACTTGAGTAGCACTTAACCATTGCTGGAATGTGTTTGAGGTACTTAATTGATTAATTGCCATTTATTGTTCTCATCGAATTTAGTTCTACAAGCAATCGTTTAATGTCTTGCATATCTTGTTCTATTGCCGTCAATCGGTTTTTCGTTTCTTCGGCCTCAACGTTTTGTTTTTTTGCAATTTCTTTTTTCATAAGATATTCATTTAGGCCCTTTCTATCTGTATTTAGAATAGCCTTAGAATGAATATCTCTCACAAAAGTTGAATCGGTTACTTGTACTGTGTCCATATTAACCTGCTGGTAGAGCAATTGTTCTGAAGTCTCTAATCTTTGGAATCACAGAAGGTTCCAAACTTGTCATAACAATTTTAATTGCAAACGTTCTAAATGTTGAGAATAATGTATTACCGGCAACATAACTTAAAGCATTGCTTGGAACACCATCAGAGCCAGGCGCAAATAATAATTCACGATAGTCTATATTATTTAGAGACACAAAATTGGAATTACCAACTTGAGTCATCAATGTCCAATTCTTATCTTCAAGTGCTTCAGCATCCGAAGCAGACAATACTTTGTAATATACAAGAATGTTGGTGCCTGTTGGTTTGTAAGCAGTCATATAAACACGAAGGTCACCAGAATCAAAACCGTCTGCCAAAGTTACTCGGCGTGTGATGTATCGAGCAGTAGCATTACCACCTGTCTTCTTATCTTCACCGTTATATATTGCTGAAGCATTGTTGCCGCCGCCAGAACCTCTTGTTATGGTGATTGTTGGAGATGTAGTATAACCGAATCCACCATCAACAATATAGATTGCATCGATTGTGTTAGAAACAACGTTAGCGACCGCAGATGCGCCCGAACCATTTCCACCAGTAATAGTTACAATAACGTCAGAAGCATTAGCATAGCCTGAACCCGTATTTGCAATCGTAATGTCGGCGTTTAACAATGGTAAATTATTAATTTTATTTCCAACTGTAATAATACCCATTCTTGAAACGTCAAGTATAGGAGAAATCAAAGATGAATTAGATTGTAAAGTACTACGTAAGGTAAACGTTGAATTTCCAGTAGCAGGATTCAATTCTCTCTCACCACTATTATCAATAATATCATAATCAAAGAATGGGCTAATTGACTTATAACCAGCAAAACCTCCAGAAGCAATTTCCGATTTGTATTGGTGATTTATAGAAGTATTAGGTAATTGAATTCCAGAAGTCATCAATTGAATAACGCTATAGTTAAAAGAGTTTGCCGCAGGTTTTGCCAATTCAAACGAAGCAACTACTTCGTCAGTATCAAAATCGCTTCTATAAATTCTAAACATCATATCCAAATTCTGGTCAGCAGTCCATGTTGAGCCGTTTTGTGACAAGAATAGAGAACCACCATAAGGTTGTTCTGAGATTTGACGACTTGTGACCAAATCTAGTTTACCCATTTCAGCAGTATAAACTTCATACTTGTTGGAGTTAGACCATAGAACAAATGCGTGTTCGCCTGGTTGAATATAAACAGGAGAATCAAACACAAATTCTGTGTACTTTGTTGCATCATCCAAATCTGGAGAAGCGGTTACTTTAACTTTATCTGGTGTTAAAGAAACAGTAGAGAACGGATAAATTACAGACGCTGAAGGATAGCCGTTAACTGTTGGACGAATTTGTAACGTAATTGGTACTGTTTCATCTTTTGACTTGAAACAGAAACGCAACTTAGATAGGTAAACACCTTCAGGATATTGTTCTGGACTAATCAAGTATGTTTGCGCTAATGGGTCATACCAACCAACAACAACTTGACGCTGTGAAACGGTCGTAGTAACCACTCGGGATTCATTTACGTTAACACGTTGAATTGTTGGTTGAACTGTAGAAACGATAGTTTCTTCGACAGTTTGTAAAATACCTTGAGCAAAGAATGACGCATCACCGTTTGTAGATGAACTTGGAATGTCTCCAACACTATTATCATTTAAACGGAATAGTTTTTCACCAACACGGAAAGTGCCCGCTGGGATAGAGAACAAACTAACAACGGAACCAGAAGCATCAGACTTAATTCTACCAATAGCATAAGCAGTGTCACCTGCAAGTGGAATTTTTGTCCAATTTGGAGTAACAGTTGCTACCTTTGTAGAAGGGTTATAAGCAGTAATGGTTGCAGACTGGCCTACACCTGTTCCTTCGGGAATAAAGATTGTTGTACCAACATAGGTATTAGATTGGCCAACACCAGCTGCATCTACTGTTAAAGTAATAGTGTTTGATGTAGCGCCTCGACAAATACCACCAACATGTTCATAAGAAGTTACGTTGTAAGATAGGCCAGTTTGTGAACCAACAATTTTCAAATTTGCAACGTTAAAAGTTGCATTTGCAGTAACGTTGGTCACATGAACAATATTGTTAGAAACGTGAGCAATTAAAGCATTACCAATAGAAGTATTTGTGTCTCTATTAATAACATTAGCAATTTCTGGATTGCTTAGGTTTGTATTCAATCTAATGTTGTTATTGGCAAGATAGAAACGATTAACACGGTCGCCAACATATTTTTCAACAGAAGTATTATCAAAGAATGGATATAATGTTGTTCTTGGTTTAAAATCTGTACCAACAAACAGAACGTTAATGTCTCGCATAAATGGAACAATAGATACGTCAACTACTCTATCACCAATCGATTGTGTAATTGCGCCAACTCCAACAGACGTAGCAGTACCGGATCTTGTTTGTCCTTGTTGCACAGTAGTGAGTTGTGTTGCCCACAGAGGTTGTGGAACACCGCCGCCCCAGTTAGGTAAAGTAACTGCTGTAGCGCCTGTAGTTTGTTCATTACCAGTCCATACCGTGTTCCATGAATTCCATTCGTAATTCCAGTTGCTAACTCCAACTTTTTTAAGAATTACATCCCAAGCATCTCTGTCACCACCAATGTTTACAAGAACATCGGGTTTTCTATCTGTATCAACCCATATGTCGGATTGTGGACTTAATTTAATTTTACCAAGAAAGTTAACAATATTAAATGGGTTAACGTTCGTTGATTTTGAAGCTTTAGGTTGGTCGATTGCAAGAACAGTAGTTGTATTTGCAGACAATAAAGAACCTGTCAACGCATAATTTGTTGAATTAGCTGCATCAAATTTTAATTTAGAAACTTCAATATTAAATGAAGGTCTTAATTCTTTATTTTTAGGATCAATAGAAGCTGCATAGTCATCATTAGATACGTCAGCGACAGAGTGGCCTTTAAACGCATCAACAAGAATGCCATTTTTAAATCGTGGTAAATTTTGCGTGTCTAAAATTGTTAAATCGGATTTACTTAAAGTATCTTGTTCTAACAAAGATAAAGCTGTATAGTATTCTAAATTTTCAACACGTTTTTCAATTTGACCAATATCACGCATAGTATAGCGTTTATGGTTAATTTGTTTAGTAGTAATATCACTATAATAAGAAACGTAAGGTGGATATGTTAGAACATATAAAGTCATTCCTGTACTTGTATCTGAAGGCATTTCAGGAGACAAAGATGGAATACCTTTGACAACTTGCAATTGTTTTGTTTTATCTAAAATAACTTTATCAATACGAGCTAAGTAATATGAGTAATCTAAAGTTATATCTGAACCATTCTCCGGCACTTTAGGACCGGTGGTTGACGAATCTACGTCAAACGTTACTGTGGAACCTGAACCAGCTGTAGCATCCGCTCTTTCAACTCTAAAGTCTAAACAGTCTCTCAACTTAAATCTTTCAGATTTTTTAAAAGACTGATAGACTGGAATATCTCCATAATTGATACCATTATAAGAGTCTACTGTGAAAAAGCCAGCACCAGAGGATAGAAAACGACTATAATATACAACAATTGGTCCAACTGGCGGAGTAGACTTTGTGTTCAGTTTAATAGAAGCATGGTCATAATAAGAATCTCTTTGACCGTTATCTAATGTGTATCTGTCTGTAATATTTGTAGCAATTGCAGCATTAGCTGTAGTAATTGCTTTACCATTGAAATCTAAAATGTTAGTTATTGCGGTAACATCCGTTACGAAAAGAGATTGAGCAGTACCAGGCGTTTTTTCTATAAAACTAGAAGCAATATGACATTGACCATTAGTAGAGTAAGAGATTACAGCACTATTTCCAAATACGTCTATTCCACCAGTAGTTTGAATGATAGTATTACCAGTTACAAAAGTTTTATTCTTTTGACTGATAGTGGAAACATCGATTGTGCTAATAATGTTAGCAACCATGTTATTACCATTAACAACATTAATACGATTTGTTCCAACATCTACTGTAAACTTATCAGCAGGAATCACACTACCAACGGTATACGGTGATGTGCCTTGTGTTGTTACAGTAATGTAATAATTGGTAGCTCGTGTTGATGTAGAAGTTCCTGAAGCCAAGGCTTCGCCAGAACCTAATGTTAATGACGGTGATAGGGAAGAACCAAATGATTGAGTTTGATATAATTTTCGGTATGAAAAAGATAAATCAGCAATACTATTTTGAGAAACATATTCCTGACCTAATTTAAAGATTAGCGGTTCATAAGATGGTTCTGTAATAAACACATCATTATTAAAATTAGCATCTTTCGAACGGGCAGCAATATCTGCGCCAACCACCCGAGTTGTTGAAGAATAATTAACTAAAGATTCGGTATCATTAAATTCAAAGTCAATAGAGAACAATGAAGAACCATTAGGAGTTTGTGTGAAAGGACTAGAAACAACAACAATTTGATTAACACCATTGTAACTTACAATAGATTTTGTTCCATCAATAGAACCTGCGCCAGAAGTAATTCTAAGTTTTGCACCAGCATAAGCATTATCAACTTTACTGTAACTTGTACCAAAAAGTTGAACTTGAGTTGTGTTGGTTGTTGTTGAGTTAGCATTACCTGTAATAGAATTATTTACATTAACATCAAACAAGAAAGATTTATATTGATATGTTTGTGCATTTGATGTATTAGAAGCACTATCATAAGCAATAGATTTAATACGTGCAGTGCCAATCTTTGTGTTGGCAATTGTGCCAGTAGTCGATGTATTGATAGATGCGGTGTTAACACAATGCAAATCAATAGTAACTAAACTGTTAATTGGGAATGAACCAAAATGGTTTGTTGTATAAACAAAGTTACCATAATCTGCTGTCACTTTTTTATTATTAAAAGAAGCAGTAGTCCTTGGTTTATCAATGACTAAAGTTGTTGGAGAATTTGTTTCATATTCATAACCATAAACATAGGCTTTGCCTGGAGACAAAATAACATTTGTTTGTGCAGTATTTGAACTGTTTTCTTCTAAGGTAATATTAAAAGGTTTTACAGTATAGTTACCAGATTCATCATAGGTTCTACGAGCTAATGTTTCTTCTAGTACCGCATATAGTGGATACTTATTGGATTTAACAATGTAACCATTTTCTACACGAGCTAATTCAATAAATTTAGTGTCGTCAATAGAATCTAATGCTCTTGTAGCAAGAACCAATTCTACATTATAGCGGTCAGAACCTGGTGCTTGATAATTTGAAGCATCTTGTGCTGGATCTAATAATGAAGTATCAGAATTGTTTGTTACAATATTTTCTTGAATCTCAAAACCAATACGTGCAGTTGCTGTTGTATTGTTATACTTTGATGTAGCTACAGTTTGTGCATCATTTTGGATGAAGAATCCATCATAATAGAAAACACCTTCACTAACGGAGAAGATTTGTCCTGTGCCAACGCCTGAAGTAGAAATAGTTGCATAAACAGGAACAGCTTCACTGGTATGAATAGTTTCACCAGCTACAAAAGAAGCACCGTAAATTTGTTTGACCATCAAGGTCTTAGGATCACCTGTGCCGGCATTAGCATCAAAAGAAACAATTACTTCTCCACGCTTTGAGTTGTCAGCCGATAAAATTGTTTTGTTTGAAAAATCGGTTACATCAATATCTATAGAATTATATGCAGCATCAAGTTTTAAATATATTGCATCTTGTATGAAGAATTGTCCACCAGAAACAACAGAACCATTTTTAAACACATGGCTACCAAATCTCTCAACTTGGTTTTGTAATAAAGATTGTATTTGAGTTAATTCACGAGCTTGAACAGCATAGCCTGGTTTGAACAATAGACGAAGATACTTTTTAGCTTCATCAAAGTCGTCATAGTATGGATTTAAATTAAAGTTGGTATCAAGAGCCATGTGTTCCTCTAGAATTTAATGATAAATTTAATATTTTCTGCTTGGCCATTTTGTCTTTCAATTGGTGCGAAATTTTCGGCATATTCAATGTCGCCAGTGTAAGGTTCAAATTCTGGATATTTAATACCAAAAACTGTTCTACCTGTTAGATTACTTAGTGTTCCTTTGAGAACTGAACCGATTGCAATATCACCTTTGACATTTGTTAATTTAACAGTAAGTGGTACTTGTGTGTTCACGTAACCACTAAATGTTGGATTAGATAAAGGACCTTGATAAACAAATTCGTTAGGTGTATATGCGCTACCTGCAATCAAAGATATATCTGTTGTTTGTGAGATAACTGTATTAGCATTTGCAGAGCTCATTTCTACTGATTGGCCATATTTATACGGGTTTTTAAGTAAACCGTATTGGCGGAATGATGTGTTGGCAGAAATAATTCCACCCTCAGTTGTATCAACATCACCAATTTTTGTGGTTATCATAACATTATGACCACCTAATTCTTCAGCCGCATTGAATCCGTGGCCAAATTTTGGAGGAAGAATAGCACGAGCATTAGCTACATTAGCGCCAGTTGCAGTACCATAAATCAATACATTTGCATAACTATATCCTGCACCAAAACTCGTTACTGTGATTTTATTAATTCTACTATTACTAACGTTAGCTGAGGCTTGAGCGCCCTCGCCGTCACCTCTAATAACTACTCTGGTAGAAATTGTTATGTTGTTAGCATTTGAGGTGCCGCCGCCAGCGGCCGTAGTTGGATAAACAAGAGTTATTTTTCGAAGAATTGGATCTACAGCAGTAATATATGTTCCGCCAATGATACCTGTACCAGAAACTGCCATATTAGCAAAAACTGTATTTACCATATCAACAGAAGCATTAACTGTTAAAATTGTGCAAGCTGTAGCAAAAGCACTAACCTTAATTGTGCTGTTTATGTAACCTAAACCGACATTTTTCATTGCAATAGTGGTCAATTCACCATCAATTGTTGTCAATGCACTAGCACCATATTCAACAGTTGAGACAGTAATAGGAATAGGGACCCAAATATTGGATAAAAATTTATTATTTGCCTGAACATTATACATGTATTTCCACAAATATAAGTCTGCGGTTAATATATTGCCATTATTGTTTAAGTTTTGTCCTAATGGCTCAATAGTGGACTGAGCATTATTATTGTTAAACAAACACTTGTATACATTACCCTCAGAATTGATAGCATACATCGCTTCATAACCTGTGGCATTATTAGCATACAATAAATCTTCAAGCTCAATAGTATCATCATATTGTTGATAAACGGTATTTGCAACCCAGTTTACTCGTTCAGTAACTAATTGAACATCATTGCCAGTAATTTTCTTAGCAGCAATCATGTTATTCCATAATGATTTTTCTGTGCTAACTGTGTCTATTATTATGTCGGGTGCTGCATCATTGGCCCAAGGCATATGGTCACCAATAAAGATGTATGATATGAATGGAGCTTCGTTAGCAGAAAAAGCCTCTTTATATTTTTGGGCTGTTTTGTGTCTTAATTTTTGAGCTACGTATGAGTATGATGGCATAATTTATTATTTATACTGGTTGTTGGACGATTTCCGATGAGCCAGTTACACGCACACTTTGTACGGAATCTTGTCTCACCAACTCTGAATAGGCAATTGATCCTGCAGGATGCAATAATCCTTTTAAAACATCTTTATATTTTTTAAACTCAATAGATGAAGAAAGAACATATGAATAATCAATGTAATAATCTAAACCTTGAAGGCGTGTGTATGATGAAGAAATGATACCATCAGAATTTTTAAATTTACCAGGAAAAGTTTCGAACGATGGAACCAATGAAGATGTTGCCGTGGCTAAACCATCACCAAGACCGGTCAACACAATTTCAGGAATTGCACGTAATGATTTGCCTGCGTCAACAATTGTAATCTTTTCAATACCGCCAAACTTCTTATCTCCGAAAGTAGCAGACAAACTTTCTCCATCACCCAAAATAGCAGTTACAATTACATTAGCATTAGAACCAGTAGAAGATGTTACTATGACTGAAGGTAAATTTTCTTGTTCATATGCAAGACCACCAAATGGATGCTTTGCATAGGATCTAACCAATTTTCCGTTGGCAGTATTTGAGAATCCAGAGTTTACATTAAAAGAAGTGTCTGAAGCAACACTAACAACAGTTCTATCTTCACCATTAATTCTAATTTTATACCCCACAAACAAGTCATTTGTAAATGTGGTGTTTGTACCAACAACGACCACATTAGATGACTTTATGTTGGCGGTTCCAGTAATTCTGTCCGGTATAAATCTTAATTGTGTAATTGCACCATTAGCAGAAACATTGGCCACTTCGGCCGCGGCTCCAAATCCAAAAGTTTTAGGAACATTTATGAAAGTTAATTCATCACCAATTTGATAACCTGTGCCAGGATTTTTAATGTCAAATTTACCTAATGAACCATAACTTCTAATCGATAACACAGTATTAGCGGCAGTGAAACCTCTTTTTGGAACAGTAACCTTTGCAGGTTCAGCATCAAAATTTGGTTGTGTATTAAACACAACTTGAACCTCATTAATTTGAGTACCGATAATTTCGCCAATATTTGTAAAGGCAACATTTGAAAACGTTCGACCAATAACAGTATTAACATTACCTGTTAAACCAGAAAGTCCATACGTTGTATTACCAATGGTTGTATTTGCTGGGTCAATGTCAGTAATAATATCAGAGAAAACTATAAAAGAATTTGGCGAGTTTGCGGATACTGTAGTAACAGAGTTAACTTCAATGTCAACAAAGGGAGCTGCATAACCATCAGCAGTTATTTTAGAACCCACTTGATAACCGGCGCCACCATTAATAATGTTTACAGTATCGATGATACCTTTAAATACTTTAGAAACGATAGCAGTAGGAGTTATTTGAGAAAGAGGCGCAACAATCAAAACAGGGTCGCCAACATTATAGCTGCCGCCGCTTGAAGTAACTGTAATTTCTTTTAGTTCCGAAACTGAACGTACCCGCACATCAACCAAAACATCATCAATAAAAGCGTCAGTTTTTAAAGTTTCACCAATAACAAATTCACCAACTAATGTTTTATTGTCAATATACAATTCCAATATATTTCTGTTATTTAAAACAGAAGCGAAGTCTTTTTCAACAAGAGCATAAGCACCGGAAAGTAAACCGGTAATTTTGCGGTTAACCAAAATATTTTTATCTACTGAAGTATGAAAAATTTCTAAATTAGCGCCTTGACTCAAATTCGTATTAAAAACAATTTTTTTATAGTCTTGATATACAGTAAAACCTGTAGTAACCAATATACCATTTACATAAACCGTAACTTGGTCTTTACTCAACTTAGACAATAATTTAAATTCTTTTGTATTACCGTCAGCTGTGTAAACAGAAGAAATGTCTGTAGAAATTTTTAAAACTTTATCAATTTGCCATTTGCCATCAGAAGCTCGTAAAATATTGTTTCTAGGAAATGATAATGTGGCTTCTTGCCCATACAATAACCTAAAAAGAAATTTAAAAGAATTTTCTGAACCTTTAGCCTGGTATAAAGGCAAAGCGTTTTTTATTAAAAATGTTTTATCAGCAACAGAATCGATAGGAACTAAAGAACCAAACGTATTAAAAAAATGAGACTCAAATTCGTTTAGAGAAGAATCAATATCGGAAACTGTTTTTAAATTTTTAAGTTTGGTTGTTAGGTCGTTATTTTTACCAGTTTGTTTAGTTTCCAAAAACTCATAATATGCTTCCAAAAAACTAAGGAATAAAGGATACTCCTCACGTACATATTCTGGTACCTGACGTTTAACTAAAAGAGAAGTTTTTTGATCCATAATTAATTGCTAATTAAGTCTGTAATGATTGCAGTTGAATCGGTCTTATCTATAACAATAACTGTGTTTCTATTTGAAGAAATGATACCATCTTCAGACTCAATATTCAATCTAATGTATCCATCCGAAGTACTGACTGTCAAAAATCTAATATTTGTGATTGAAATTGCACCAGTACTATAGTCAATAGTACCGGCATTAGATTCAATAATTTGGCGTTCAGCATTAGCATTAAAATAAACGGTTCTTAAAGTGCCGTAACGTGCATTTAAAACTGCCACAGCTTCAGCACCGTATCCATCTCCACCAGAGAAAGATATAACGGCTTTGGTATAATTGATACCACGATTTGTGATTGCAATAGACTGAACTTTTCCATTTACAATAATTGCTTTAGCTTCAGCGCCATAACCATCACCGGTAATAGTTACAGTTGGTGCTGATGTATATTTGTAACCTGCATTTAGAATTCTAATTTCTGAAATACCTGTGTATGATTCTGGCACTTCTTCTAGAATAGCATTTCTTGTTATGCCAGTACTGTCATTAATAGTAAACTCTGAAGAAGTTAATCGGTTCAGAATTGTACCACGATATAGTGGTACGTTGAAGTTAATGTTGTAAGTTTTTGTTTCACTTAACGATGGCAAGAAACGTTTTTCCAAACGCAGAGATGTTTCAGAACCAATAATAGAAGACAAATCAACACCATCAATATTATCTTGTACTTTAGACAAAACAAACGTTGAACCAAACTTGTTTAAATACTGGTCATTGTAAAGATAGATGGAAGATTTAATAGCATTTTTTATCTGGTCTTCTGTTAATGAAGTTTTCTTTTTATCGTACTTGACAAGATTTACCAATTTTAAATACAGATATTCCGGATCACGTATTTCAGATTTAATAGAAATGATAGATTTTGGTTGAACGATTTCAGAAATAATTCTTTCTTTTTCTGCCGTTGAAAGATAGTAGTTATCTTTTGGTTTAATACAGATATAAACTTTACCGTAAACTGGCGGCACTTCTTCTTCTCCACCCCAAACAGAAATTGATTCAACCGCAGGATAATTTTTTGTTACATAAGATTCATAGTCTTTTGTTGTAACTAATCTATTTTGAGTAGTGTACTGTAATGTAGAATTTAATTTGATTTTATCGGCAGATTCTCTTTGCGTTCCTCCAGCTGCTGCACTAGCAACCGTTACAAAATAGTTTGAAACGTTAGCGATAGGTGTACTAACAACAAAAGAAGATGACTTGTTTGCAGCATCACCAGAAGTTACAAGGTAATCCAAATTGACAATACAACCATCATTCAAAGCTTTACCAATAACTCCATTACCAAAATAAATTTGGAATTTACCATCTTGACCTTCTTGTAAGAAGTAGACAGCTGACTCATTTGTTGCAGATAATACATCTGTCGATTGGGTATAAATTTGAGTGCTTAAATTAGCACTTGATGCTTGAACAGAAACAATTAAAGTTTTTGTGTCAACATTTAAATCAGGAATTGTAAATATACCTTTTGGATTGGAATCCAAATTATACGTGAAATCGTAACTTACCAACTGGCCTTCATAAACAGGTAAGTTTAAGAATATAAAATCTTGACCAGTTTTGTTTACAGTAACATCTTCCAAAAGTACAAAATTAAAAACACTATTATCAATAATGTTGGATTTGAAACTAAAACCTTTAGTAAGTGTGAATGTATCTGGAGTGCTATTGCCACTAGGAATAGTCAGGTTAATAGAAGCTCTAGAAGCAGTAACGGACAATGGAACGTATCCTAATAACTTTGCATGTGATACAACAGAATTACGAAGAACTGCTGTGTCTAAAAACGATTCGTTAGCAACCATGTTTAGATAGTAGGCATTATAATGAGTGTTATATGCCAAAAGGTCCATCAAGACACTTAAGCCTGAACCTTCAAAGTCATAGTCTGAAAACTCAGATTGACTTCTTAAAAATGTTTTTAAGTTGTTCTTGATTGTATCAAAATCAAGGTCAGTAACTTGTAGTCTATTTGTTGCCATTTATCGTAATCTCTCTAATAAGAAACTTATTGAAACCGGTGAAGTCTGATTAATAATGTAAAATTCCATCTGAATCGAGAAACCATTATTGTTGAAATCTGGTTTAGCTCTAACGCTAGTTACTCTAACTCTAGGTTCAAAGTTGCTTATTGTCTGTTCTATTTCTCTTTCCAATGCGGAAGCAGTAATTAT